GCCAGCCCTACCCGAGACCGCCACCACCTGGACCGTCAAGCGCAGCACCCTCAACGCCGCAGGCCAAATCCTCGCCACCGCCACCGCCACCGGATCGTGGCTCAACCGGGAGACTCTCGCTTACTAATGACAACGATCACCGAGAGCAACCTAACCCAAACGCTCGACCTCTCCTCGTTCGACCTCACGCTGCCAGGCATCGTCGTCGAGTATCCCACGCGATCCAATTTCCCCAGCGTCGGAAAATCCGACCGCCTCTACATGGCGATGGACGAGGGAATGCCCTACCGCTGGTCGCCCTCCGCGAGCAGCTACGCCCTGATGATCCCCGTCATCGATGCCGGTAATTTTTGACAATCACCCACCCACGAACAGCCAACCAACCACCACCACTAATTAGCATGCCTAATCCCATCATCAAAATCAAACGCGGCTCCGGTTCTCCGGTCTCGCTTCAAGTCGGGGAAGTAGCCTTCGACTCCACAAACAAATCCTTTTTCATCGGCACAGCCGAAGGCGTCCTGCCAATCGGCGGCGAGCACATCTTCGCAAAGAAGACCTTCGTTAGCGATGCAGTCGCAGCCGAGGCCGCGCTTCGCAGCTCAGGCGACTCGACCCTCACCAGCAGCCTCAATTCCGAGATCAGCCGCGCTCAGGCCGCAGAAGGCGTCGTAGCCGCAAACCTCGCAACTGAGATCAGCGACCGCGCCGCAGCGATCAGCTCAGAAGCCTCCGCTCGCTCCAGCGCAGACACGACCCTCGACGGCAAGATCACGACTGAAAAAGGCCGTATCGACGCGATCCTCTCCGCAGCAGGCGCAAACTCCGACACATTCGCCGAGATCGTCACTCTCATCAACTCGGTTGATGCCACGAACGACACAGCCTTCGCCGGTTATGTGACCAGCAACAACGCAGCCCTCGCAGCCGAAGTCAGCAACCGCACCAGCGCCGACACAGCCCTCGGTGGCCGCATCGACACCGTTGAGTCCGCCGCGACAGCCCTCGCCACCCGCGTCACAGCAGCAGAGGCCGACATCAACTCGGAAGAGACTGCCAGAGCAGCAGCCGACACGACTCTTCAGTCAAATATCACGGCTGAGGCTAGCTCGAGAGCCAGCGGAGACTCGACACTTCAGTCAAATATCACAAGCGAGGCCAGCACGAGAGCGAGTGCTGACACCAGCCTACAGACCAACATCACGGCAGAGGCAACAGCCCGCGCCAGTGCAGACGACGCGCTCGACGCTCGCCTGGACAGCCTCGAGGCCAGCATCGACGGCGGCACCTACTAACCGCAACCACTCCCCGGCGGGGCGGCCCATGCCGCCTCGCCAAGCGGGGGAGTTAAAAATCTCCGCTGAATAAAAAAGGCCAATGCCAAATCCAACCATCATTCCGAAAAAGTCGGTCCAGAGCGGAGCAATTCCGCCAACTCTCGCCCTCGGCGAGATCGCCATCAACCACGCCGACCGCCGTCTTTTCAGCCGCAATCCTGCGACAGGCGAAATATACAAACTCGCCGGAACCAAAGACGCCCCCGACCGCGTCTGGGCCTTCGATATTTCGAGCGACGGCACCACCACCTACCTCGGCTTCCTCCTTTACTCGGACTTTCCCAACACCGGCAGCGTCTACGACAGCGCAGCCTGGGAAATCTCCCGCACCATCTTCAACACCGCAGGCACAACCTCCACCGAAGCCAGCGCCACCGGCGCGTGGTCAAACAAAACCAATCTTTCCTACAGCTAACCTAAAAAAATCCAAACACCATGAACGCTACCAACCCCATCGAAATCGACGGCAAACAATACCCGAAATATTCGCTCAACCTTGCCATCACAGGCAAATACAACGGCGATGGCTCCAGTGACGCAAATGTCGCCATGCGCCTCGTCCCGACCCGCATTGAAAACGGAGAGGTCATCACCGCTGACGAGTCCGCCATCGGCATCTGCCTCGGCACACTCGCCGGATCGGACGCAGCGACTCAGCAGTCCGTGGGCGCGATCCAAGCAGCGATCCAAGCCTACATCCAAGCGAAAGGACTCTAAGCCATGGCCACCTACTACGCCCGCCTCGCTGGAAACATCAACGCCTCCAATGTCTGGGCAACCACGCCCAGCGGCACAGCCGCCGCCGTCACATTCGCCAGCGGCGATGTCCTCATGGCAAACTCATTCGCCATCACGGTCAATGTGTCGCTTGACCTCGGCGGCACGGGACAGCTTCGCAACGACACCACAGGGGGAGCAACAGGAGGCGGAGGATTCACGCTCTCGGACGGAATTACGCTCACGGCAAACATATTTGGCGGCTCCGTTAGCAGCACGAACTGCGTTACCGCTAACCCCAGCACAAATGTGTGGATCGTCGGCAACATTACCGGGGGTGCGGCAAGTCTGGCATGCGGGTTAAACAATGCATCTGGCACTGGCACCATCAATGTGACAGGCCATGTCACAGCAGGGTCTTCGTCCGTCAATGCTACGGTTGGGATTTTTTTAGGAACAGCAACTTTAATTATTTCGGGCAATGTTACTGGCGGAGCCGGCGGAGTAGGCTCCCAAGGAGAGGGTGTTCGCGTGGGTGGAACGGGAAGTTGCACAATCACCGGACTCGTCACAGGCGGCGGGACAGGTAGTGCCTATGGTGTAAGAGCAATTTCATCAGGCAATACAACTGTTGTAGGCCAAGCCATCGGCGGCGTTGCCGCACCTGCCATCAACAACGAAGCCACGGGTCAAGTCACCGTAACCCGCGCAGTCGGCAACGGCTTTGGTGGTGGCTCTGTTGGGTTGTCCGCAGCGGTTGGCGTCAGCAATGTGGGGAGCCAATCATCGATTACAATCGTTGAGCAAATCGAATTTGGCACACTTGGACAAAGCCCAGTCAATGGACGCATCCGCCTTAAAAAAATGGGAACTAATGTGGCCGTCTTCAACTTCTGCGACACCGCAGGCGCAAAGACCCTCATCGACGCCACGCAAAACGCCGCAATGCCAGCCGCCACCGATGTCCGCAACGGCGTGAGCTACGCGAGCGGCGCACTCACGGGATCGGCATACATCCCAGCCGCCTCCAGTGTGGCAAGCGGAGTCCCCGTAGGGTCCGGCACTGGCACGGCAGTCCTTACCGCCGCCGCAATTCGTACCGAGCTGGCCGTGGAATTAGCCCGCATTGATGCCGCTATCAGCTCCCGCCTCGCGCCATCCGGCACCTTGGCGACCGTCACGACATTGACTAACGCACCCACCGTCCCAACAGCCGCCGCCATCGCCGACGAAGTCCGCGTAGAACTCGCCACAGAACTCGCCCGCATCGATGCGCCAATCTCCGGCGCAGGCAACGCCCCAAGCGCTGCCACCGTGGCAACAGCCGTTCGCTCGGAACTGGCCACCGAACTCGCTCGCGTGGATGTCGCCACCAGCTCGCGCCTCGCGTCCTCGGCATACAGCGCCGCACCAACGACCGCACAAATCGCCACAGCAGTCGAAGGATCGCTCCTCAACGAAGCTGACGGGCAGGCCGTGCTGAACGCGATCGTGGGAGCCATCGGCAACCAGAACCTCTCCGAAGTCTCGCTCGTCGCCGCCGTCCGTGCCGACCTCGAGCGCGTCGGTGGGAAGATCGACAGCATCCCGACGACAACCGCGCCTAGCGCCTCCACGGTCGCCGGTGCCGTCCGCACCGAACTTGGCACCGAACTCGGCCGCATCGATGCAGCCGTCTCCTCGCGCCTCGCCTCGGCAAGCTACACGGCCCCGACTGCCGCTCCGACAGCAGCCGCAAACGCATCGGCTGTCCGCTCCGAGCTCGCCACCGAGCTGGCCCGCGTGGACGCCGCCGTGAGCACACGCCTCGCCTCCTCGGCCTACACCGCGCCAGCAAACAGCGATGTCGCCGCGATCAAAGCGAAAACCGACGCACTCAACACCGAGCGCCTCGCCAATGTGGCCACGACGGCCATCGTCGGGAATCTCATTGCCCAGGCGAACTCATGAGCGAGAGCTTCGCCAAAGCCCTCGACATGGCATCCCGGTGGGTAACACCCATCGGGATACTCGTGGTGATTCTTTTGCAAAGCCAATTCGTGTCCCGCAGTGAGTTTGAAAGCGCATCCGAAAAACTCAGCGGGCGCGTTGAAAAAATCGAGGCCGTCCTGATTCGCATGGAAGCCAACGCCGAAACGGACAAGCGCCACGACAACCTCCTCGCCGACCACGAAGGCCGCATCCGTGGCCTCGAGCGCCGTTGAACCTTTGACACTTGCCCTCTAACTGATGAACGCAATCTACTTTGTCCTCGATCGTCTTTCGGAAAACAGCACCTGGCGCGGCCTCATCCTCGTCGCAGTCGCTCTCGGCGTGAAGCTCGAGCCAGACATGCAAAACCAGATTATCGCCGCCGGGCTCGGCCTCGTCGGCACGATCAACATTTTCCGAAAAGGAAAATGAACCCAAAACAAGTCGCCGCGACCGCAGTGATGCTCGCGTGGGTTTTTCTGACGATTAGTTTTCTGACCTCCTGCGTGGCCGTCCCGATGCCTCCCTTCGGCGACCGCCTCGGCGAGGCTGGAACGCTCCACATCCGCGCCACGGTCCGGTTCGAGCCACGCCTGAGCGACTCCGAGGCCAACAACCGCGACCTCTGGAACGCATTCGGCGAGTTCCAGAAAACTCTGCCTGCTCTCAAGGACAAATGATCTCCCTGCTCGCTCGCTTTTTCATGCTGCCACGCCCGGCGCAGTCCCCCGCGCCCGCGCCTGAGTCGAAGCCCGCGAAGCCAGCCAAAACCTCCCCCGCCAAAACTTCCGGCATCCTCAATCCGGCGCCAAAATACTACCAGCAGACGAACAAGCGCACCCCCAACATCTCCGCCGGCCGAGTGATCAAGCCGACCCACATCGTCCTGCACCACACCTCCGGCGCTTACGCCGGCAGCGTATCGTGGTGCTCCGACCCCGTGAGCAAAGTCAGCTACCACTGCATCATCGCCAGAAACGGCAAACGAACCGTCCTCGCCCTGCCGAGCCAGAGAACCTGGCACGCCGGGGTCAGCTCGTGGCAAGGCCGCAAAGACGCCAACTCGTGGAGCGTCGGCCTAGCATGGGAAGGCGACACCTATCAAACGCCCTTGAGCGAAGACGCCCTCCTCAGCGCCGTGGAATACTTGTTGCCCATCCTCCGCGAACACCACATCCCCCTCGCCAACATCCTGCGCCACGCCGACATCGCCCCCGGCCGCAAAGACGACTGCTCCCCAACCGCCCACGCCGCCCTAATCGCCGCCCTCAATCGGGTGCTTTAATATGGCAAAAAAACCAGCCCCGCCAAAAGACCGCGAGGCCGTCATGATGCAAGCGCGGGCCTTGCTCGCCGAGCATTTCGATGTCGCCATCTGCATTGTCTCATGGGAGGACGAGGGCGAGACATTCTATATGGACTTCAAATTCGGGAACGACTACGCGGCCCGCGCATTAGTCCGCGAAGCAGACGAAATCCTCTGGCCGCTCGAGGATGAGGACGAAGAAGAGGAGGAGGAAGCATGAAAGCCACACTTGAGTTTGACCTGCCGGAAGAGCGGACCGAGCACATTTGCGCGGTCAAGGGAATCGACACGATTTTAATACTGGACGACCTCCTTCAAGAAATCCGCTCCTTCCTTAAACATGGCAGCGGCGAATTTAAGTCTTGGCGAGACGAAGAAGGCCGCGACTGCCAAGCCTGCCCGGACACCCTCGAAAAAATCCGCAGCTTCATTTGGGAACTTCGCAAAGACAACGAGATTCCCGACCTCCCATGACGCCGATCAAAAAATGGAAAAAGTGGATGGCCGTCGGATGCAGCCACGGTGAACTCATCTGCCCCGACAGCCGCCGCGCTGTGCTGGATTTTGCCAAGAAATTTCGCCCAGACTTCCGTGCTCATTTGGGCGATTTTATAGACTTGGCGGCCATGCGCGGAGGCGTCGCCTCCGATGTGAACAGCAAAGACCGCGCTCGCAACATCGCCCAAGATGTCAGCGAAGGCATTTCGTTCCTCTATGAATTTTCTCCGAATGTCATAATGCTCGGAAACCACGAGGCCCGCTTGAACCGCATGGCAGAATCCCCCAACGCCGTCCACGCCCACGCCGCGCAGACCGTGCTGAACGAACTCGGAGACTGCGCCAAAAAGCTCAAAGCGAGAATCTACCCATACCATAACAGCAAGGGCGTCCACCGCCTCGGAGACCTCGCCATGGTCCACGGCTTTAGCTGCGGCACCAGCGCCATCCGCGATCATGCGGAGACATATGGCAAGGTGATCATGGCGCACTTGCACCGAGTAGGCATCGAGCGTGGCCGACGCATCGACTCTCCGACCGGATACTGTCTGGGAGCCATCTGCAATTTGGATATGGAGTATAGCGCAGGCAGACGCCAGTCCTTGGCTCACTCGGCTGGCTTCGCGTGGGGATACTACACCGAAAACTCAACCAGCGTAAATTTGTGCGAAAAACAAAAAAACCAACCGTGGATATTGCCGTAGAAAAAGCCTGGGAGGCTTTCTTTCAGTCCACGGCCGCATGCGACCCCTCCGAATTGAAAAAGGAGGGATGGATGACCAACATGGAAATTTCCGAGCTATCAAAGCTGAAAGGCGAAGCCGGTCGCCAGCTCGCCGATAAAGGCGTCCGCTCTGGTATCCTCGAAAAGAAAGTCGCTAAAATTTTGGTCAATGGGCGGAGAGCCAATGTGAATTTCTACAGGCCTATTGGATAGAACAGGGCAACAGCGGGCAACACTCCCGCAAGTCATTGAAAAACAAAGCCAAAAAACCGACTTAAAATCCGTTGATCCGAAAGGGTCGTGCGGGTTCGAGTCCCGCCGCCGGCAGAGGGAGTTACGACGATTTGAGCTAGGTTTTAAGCGGGTTGGCGGGCGGTTGGCTTTTTGAAACAACGGGAGGGATGTGGCGGCTTGTGGAAGAAAATAGTTGCGATTTCGGGCAACACGGGCAACAAGTCTGGGCAACAGACTATGAGCGCCTTTATTGTCAGTCCATACCCGCAGCGGCCCGGCACCCCTTGGAAACTCACCATTCCCGAAAAAATCTTTGGCACGAGGATTCGCCGGTTTTATCGCACCGAGGCGGAGGCTTGGGCGGCGGGGCCGGGGTTGCTGGAGAAGTTGCAGAAGGGTGGGACCGATTCGCTCTTGGAGGATCAGGCGAGGGGCATGTCTATGAAGTCGGCGGTGCGGGATTACATAGCGAGCAAGGCGGGCAGCTCGGAGCGGCACAGGGAGAAATTAGAAAAGATTTGCGGCGAGCTTTTGGAGGCATTCCCTGGCGCGGTGGCGGCAGTCACTCCGATGCAGGCGGCTCGGGTCTTTGCGAAGATCCAAGGCGCTCCAACCACGCGGGCGGGGTGGCATCGTTACGCCTCGGGGTTCTTTCGGTGGTGCGTCGATATGGAACTCCTCGACCGAAATCCATTTCGCCGCGTCGTGGCGCCGGAGGCTGAGAGTAAGCGGTCCCTGATCTCGGCGAAGGAACTGCGGGCGATCCTAGATGCAGAGATGAGCAATGAGCTTCGCGCTTGGTTTTTGCTGGGTGCGTTTGCGGGCCTGCGGTCCATCGAAGTCCACCGGATGCGGTGGGAGGATGTCGATGCGAAGACCGGCCAGATCGAGATTCGGCGGGAGGTCTCGAAACAATCAAGCGGCCTGCCGGAACGCATCGTGGACTTCACGGAGCCGATGAAGAAGCGGAAGGATTTTTTTAAGGGAAAATCCGGCCTGATTGTGCCAGCAAAATCTCTCCGGTTGTATCGAGAGCGGGAGGCGCTGATTGAGCGGCTGAACAACGAGGGCGTGGTGCCGTGGGCTATGCTGCCCGAGAACGCTCTGCGCCATTCGTTCGCCACTTACCACCTCGGGCGCTGCCAAGATGCTAGCAAGACGGCGCACCAGATGGGGCATTCCTCGACGGCGATGGTTCTCAAGACCTACGCGGTTCCTTCGCGCAAGGCGGACTGGCGGGCTTGGTGGAGGGCTTAGTCGGTCAGGTCGATTATTTCGCCTTGCCACCCTGAAGGGAGATTGCAGTTTGGTGAGTTGACAATCCACCATCGGAGGTCACGCATTGTGGGCGCACAATATTCGCAGACGCGCCCTGGGGGAGGGGCTGTTCCTTCGATTGGTGCCTTTCATAAGCTGCCCGGTAGTGGTAGTCCCACGCGAGCCTCATGCACTTACGGATAGCTTGAGATGGAACCATGTCGGTCTGGTTCACTTCAAACTCGTAACGGATAATTTTGGACAAAATATCTTGGCACTCCGGGGTCAAGCTGACGCCCGGTTTTTTTACTTTTTCGCTGTCTGTTTTTTTGTGCCGACCCACAACGAAAACAATGTCAGCGAATAGGTGCACCTGTGCAATCTATATTTTTTTATTCGGTGCACCAAAAAAAATATTTTCGCCCGCAAACCTTGTCCCCATGCGGATGTCAATAGAAATCTTCGTATGGGGAGAACACCCCATTGACTTTTTTTATTGATAAAAGTGCACCTAAATAAAAAAGTGCACCGCATGACAGCGAGCAACAAAAAACAGGGAGTGTGTTTCCCGATTGATCTCTGGCAGGAGATCAAGCGGGAAGCTGAAGCAAACGACACGACACTGAGCAAAGTGATCGTTCAAGCGGTCCGCGAAATGGTGGATCGGAATAACAAACGGAGGGCGAAGAAATGAACCTCTCCGATGTTTACATAGATATTGACGAGGCAAAGCGCCTCTCGGGTTTTTCTTCCCGATCCATTCGTGACTACATCAAGCGCGGTGAGTTCGCCGCTACGATGCCACGGGGCCGGTGCGGAGGGTGGCACATCGTCCGCCAATCATTTCTTGATTGGTGGGGCTACCGCAACGCATCGACGGCAAACCGCACCACGGTTCCAACACGCAAACGGAGGGCCGCATGAGCCATCAAGAATTTCTGTGGCTACTTCAAGGCTTATGGGACGCCTTGAAAACTTTTGGACCCATGGCGGTTTTGGCCGCGCTCACATGGAGGCTTGCCCGATGAAAAAGCGACTCTGGCACTGCGAGGGGCTGAATTTTTTACGCCACAGGGTGGGGGAGTATTTCTGGTCGTTTTCGGCCTTCGAGGCTCGGGAGCGGTTTGCTCAACAATTCGGCGGCGTCCCGAGCCGGGTGGAGGTCGTTCGATGAGCGGCTGGACCCCCGCAAAGGTGGAGATGCCGGATGAAGACATCGAGGTCGTCATCCACACCGCCGACGACGATGTGGCGACCGGTTTTTTAGATGCAGGCGTCTGGCGGTTCACGAATGCGGCTCGCGTTTTGGTGCCGGTCTTGAATTGGCAGCCCCTCCCAGAACCTCCCGAGGAGGACGCCCGATGAGCGCGTGGGAGGCTGTCCTTTTATCAAGCATCGCCTTCGGCTCGATGTGGGCTTGCTACCGAATCGGCTTCCGTGACGGGCGCATGACGGAGCGCAGGCGCCAGGAGCGTCACTACCGCCGCGAGGAGTTCGGGAGCGATTGGGACAACGACGAGGATTTCGACTGATTTCAGCATCGCCCGAAAGGGCAGGTGACGGGGGGCGCGCAAACCAAACAACGCGCAACAAACCAGAGTGATATGAAAATAATTAAAGGAAAACAACAACGGCCACAGCGGGTCGTGATTTACGGGGTCGAAAGCGTCGGCAAGACGACTTTCGCCAGCAAGTTCCCCTCTCCCTTGTTTCTCGACATCGAGGGCGGGGCAAACAATGTTGGGGCTGACCGAATCGAAATAGAAAAGCGGGATAAATCAATTCCTTTTGGGCATCATTCAAACAAGCCTTGGAATGAGTTAGTTGCCTGCATTCAAAAGTATTCAGACAGCCAAGAATATAACACTTTTGTTATTGATTCTATTGATTGGGCTGAGCGTCTTGCGGCTAGTGCCATTTGCTACGAACAAAAAAAACAAAGCCTCGAAGAATTTGGCTATGGAAAAGGTTATGTAATTTTAGCAGAAAGAATCAGCCATTTTCTTAACCTCTTAGATTCTCTGATTGATGGCGGGAAACATGTTGTTTTTATTGCTCACAGCATAGTCAGAAAAGTTGAACCTCCAGACATTCTCGCCGCGTATGACCGCTACGAGCTCAAATTAGAAAAGAAAACAGCGCCGCTGGTTAAAGAGTGGGCCGACGAGTTGTGGTTTTTTAGGTTTAAAACGAAAGCCGTTTCTCAGGAGGGTGGCAAAGCCAAGGGGGTAGGGGGCAAAGAGCGCATCATTCTGACCACGCACTCGGCGGCTTACGACGCGAAAACCCGCTCGGGCCTCGCCGAGGAGTTGCCGATGGAGTGGGAATCCGTAGCGCATGTGTTCGGAAAACCTACACCCAAAACCTCAGCGCCTGCCGTGGAGATCATTGGCCGGGAGTCGGTGGCCGTCCTGGAGGACAACGAGGAAGTCGTCAACCTTTTCCTCGTCAGCAACGGATCCATCGCCGAGGGCCAGACATGGCGCGATGCCAGCGAAAAACTTCGCGCACAAATCGTGGCGCGGCCGGCCGCTCTTGTCGCTAAAGCCAAGGCTCAAATGGAGGTGGCGGCGTGAAGGGTTTAACCACAGAGGACACAGAGGGCACGGAGAAGAGAGCAAGAAAACACCCAAGACAATTTCGAGTATCTAAAGATTTAGACCGTTTACTTAGAATTTATGAAGTGTCGATATACAGTGAGGGGCCAGGGGGATACTTTCAAAGAACACTGCAGGATTTAATAGTAGAAGCTGCAATTTTAGACGCTGAAGAAGAGAGTAGATTAAAGGCTGAAGAAGATAGCGGAGAATTAAAGGAGGGCGGGAAATGATCGCCAAGGAAATCTCTCCGAGTTCCCTGCCGAAGCTCGCCGAGTGCGCTCTATTCACGGGCGCACCCGGCACCAGCGCGGCAGCCGAGCGTGGGACTCTACTAGATCGGGCCATCAGGGAGCTTTTGGTTGACGATCCCACCACCTACGACGGCCTTGCCGCTGAAGATCAAGCGGTGGCTCGGTGGGGCGTGGACGAACTCCGCACCCTGTCGGGTGGCTACCATGTCGAGACCCGCGAAGAATATCTTGGCATGGAGGTTCCTGGCCTTTCCAAACCCGGCACCGCGGACGCGGTATGCGTTCGGGCTCAGTGGGTGGCGGACATCAAGACCGGCCAAGTGCGGAACTACCGCCAGCAGCTCGCGGCCTACGCCCTTGCCTGTATGCACGAGCATTTTGCGGACTCGTGGACGGCTCATGTCGTTTATGTCGATCAGCGCCTTCGCCGCACCTACACATTCACGCGGGAGCAAGCCGAGGCGACCGTTTCGGCGGTGATCGCTAATGCCAGCAGCCGATTGGCGGAGCCGACGCCTAATGAATTTTGTGGCTGGTGTGCTCATGCCAACTCGTGCCGAGCTCTGGTGCGTCAATCCTCCGAAGCTCTGGCCTTGGTCAAGTCCGACCTCGCGCTCTCCGACATCCGCGACCAAATCCTCGCCAATCCGGTCGAGTTGAGCGCTTTCGCCGCGAACTGGAAGCTGGCGGAAAAGCAGATCGCCGAGCCGGTCATCGATGCTCTGAAGGAACGCCTCGCCGCTGGCGACGACATACCCGGCTGGAAGGTCACGACCGGCGCGGGGCGTCAGTTCGTGGAGGCCGATGCCATCGCTCGGGCCTCTGCCAATGTTTCCAAAGAGACGCTCATCCTCGCCCTTGGCGGAAAGATGAGCGCCGACAAATTTCGCCAATTCTGCGCCGATGCCGGTGTGGAGATGGACGAGTCAGCGGTGCGAGCAGGGGCACCGATAAACACCCTGCGCCAAATCAAATCCAAAAAATAATATGCCTACCTACAAGCAATCCGAACCGAAACCCGTCTATTTCGTGGAGCCGGGAACCTACAAAGTCGAAATCGTCAACGCCATGGAGAAGCTATCCAAGGCCGGAAACCCGATGATCAAACTCATCTGCCGCGTCGAGATCGGCGAGGGCGCCAAAGGGCCGGAAGTCCATGAGCACCTGACATTCACCGAAAAAGCGGGGTGGAAGATTGACCAAGTGCGCGAAGCCTGCGGGTTCGCCGTGATCCCAGGGGAGGACATCGATGTGCAGCCCGAGCATTTCATTGGCAAGACGGCCACTGTCGTTCTTGGCGAGGAAGAGGGTGCCGATGCCGGCCATCGCTTTAACACGCTCGAACGCTGGGTTTCACCCAAATCCTCGGCCCCCGCGCCGAAGGCCAAGCCCGCCAAAGAGACGGACGACATCCCGTTCTGATTCACCCACCGGGGCGCGGCGTTGATACGCGCAGGATTTAACCCATGACCCACGACCTCTCCCTCCGCCTCTCCATTTGTCTGAACGACTGCCCGATCGGGCCGCGCATTCAACGCCTGGAGCCGCTGCCGAACTACCGGCACACCTACTCACTAGCCGAGCAGCCGGAGGCGGAGGCCGACATGGAGCGCGTGCGGAAATACATCGAGCGGAATCAGAACATCATGAAGGGAAAGAAATAATGTGGATACTACCAAAGAATTTACAGCTATCGAGTGGTGCGCCGGATACGGCGGGATTCATCTCGGACTTAAACGAGCAATCCCAAATCTGCGCGTCATCGCTTATGGCGAGATCGAAGGCTTCGCCTGCGCGAACTTGGTTGCAAAAATGGAAGCGGGACTCTTGGACCCAGCACCTCTCTGGACGGATATTAAGACCTTCCCATGCGAGGACTTTCGTGACCGAGTGGGCCTCCTTGTGGCCGGTTATCCCTGCCAGCCATTTTCAGCCGCCGGGAAGCGACTCGGCACAGAAGATCCTCGCCACCTCTGGCCACACATCGCCAGATCAATACGAGTTATTCGACCTCGACTATGCTTCTTTGAGAATGTCGAAGGACACATTAGCCTCGGACTCCGAGAAGTCATTGGAGAACTGGAACAAATTGGTTATAAAAGCTCGTGGGGAATATTCTCGGCGGCTGAAGTCGGCGCACCGCACCAACGCAAGCGGGTCTTTATCTTGGCCTACAGCACGGACATCAGATTGCCACAATTCTCCGACATCAGAGCAGGGTGGAGATCGGTATGCACAACTGAGAACGGTAGTGTGTTGGCCGACAGCAACAAGCCGAGATTGGAAAGGAGCATACAGCAAAGAGGCTCACGCCAAGAAAAACAGAATGAGCTTGTTGCCGGATGCTGTGGAGCATTGGCCGACACCAACGGTGCAAGAAGCTGGGAAAATTGGGAATCAAGCCAACCACGGACAAATTGCGTTGAGCAATCACCCCGCGATTCGCGGAGAAGTGAATCGGGACAAATACGACAAGGGCAAGCATGGCCAAGCCGCCCCGGCGAACCCCAGCACGGATGGGAGCCTCCAAGAGTCGTGGGCAACGCCAGAGTGCAAGAACCATGTAGGCTATCAAGTGGATCGGACAGGAGCGATGTGGCCACGGCTTGGGAGTCAAGTGGCAGGCAAGCTCAACCCGCGCTGGGTCGAGACGCTGATGGGACTGCCGGTGGGCTGGGTTATGCCGAACTGCAAGTCTCCTGTGACAATCGAACCGACGAACTACGACTCCTCGGCAATGGAGTCGTGCCTGCCACCGCAGAGCGAGCTTTTCGCGTTTTAATAGAGGAACTTTTTACAATGGAAGGACAAGAATAATATGGCCGGAGAATGGATCAAAGTCGAGAACCACCTGCACGAGAAGGTCGAGGTGGCGGCGATTGCTGACCACACCGGATTAGACCTGGATGCGGTGGTCGGGAAGCTCGTGAAGGTGTGGGCTTGGGCGTCACGGAATTGTCACGGTGACGGCGTGACAAGTGTCACAGCACTGCGTGTCATTCGTGAAATCACACGCGTCGACAACTTCGACGAAGCGCTCTCAAATTGTGGCTGGATTCGCATCAAAGGCGACAAAATCGAGTTCACGAACTTCGACCGACACAATAGTCAAACTGCTAAAGAGCGAGCACTTGCGACACAAAGAAAGTGGAAGCAACGCGGTCACGAAGCTGTCACGAAAATGTCACGCCCTCACCGTGACAAAAACGGGACTAGAGAAGAGAAGATAAATAAGGCGTCTGCCTACGGCAGCACGCCAGCCCCCATGTCCCTATGAACGCAATGGAGAAAATCATTCCTATGCCTAAGGCGGCCATCCCTCTCAACGAACCGGCGGAACGGGCGGCGATTTCGTGCCTGATGCAGAATTTCTCGAACCTGGACGCGATGAGCTGGCCGGACGACTTGTTTTTTTACGAGAAGCACAAACTGATCCTCGGCACGATCCGCAAGCTGCACGAGGACGGGGTGAAGACGGATTTCATGGCGATCATGGCGCAACTCGACGCCACGGGTCAACTCGACGCGGCGGGCGGTGCTCACGAACTCAATGACCTGCACGATGTCATGCCCACAGGCGACTCGGGGACGGCGGCATGGCATCGCGGGGCGTTGATGGATGCGAGGCGTTACCGCACGGCGCTGGCCGCAATCCGCAAGGCGGAGGAGGCGTTTCTCCGGCAGGAGGGCGACATCGCTGCCGTGGCGGAGGCGCTCAATGGCGCGGCGGCCATGCAAGAGACGCCCCGCGTGGGCATGAAACAACTCATCGACGGGTTGATCGCCGACCTGGAGAAGACCGAGCCGGTGGAGACCTTTGGCTCGGGGATCGGATCGCTGGACCGCGTGGCGCACCTCAAGCGTGGGGAACTCCTGACCGTGGCCGCGCCGACATCGGGCGGCAAGTCGATCATGCTCTTGCAAATGGCGCTCCATGCTCTCCGGGCGGGCAAGCGCGTGGCGGTCTTCTCGCTCGAAATGCCGGCGACTCAGGTGGTGGGGCGCATGCTCTCGGCGATGTGTGGGTTTCCGGTCGGGATTCTTCGCATGAGCAACAGGGAAGGGGAGAAGTCGCGGGGGATGTCGGACAAGTTCACGGCCTACGCGCAAGAACTGGCGCACTACCCGCTCGAGGTCGAGAGCAACCTGACCGAGTGGGAGGCGATCGATGGGGCGGCGAGGGAGTTGGTGGCGAAGGACAAGGCGGACTTGATCGTGGTGGATTACATCCAACTCATTCACCTCCGGGCGCTCGGGTCCAACGAGACCCGCGAGCAGCATGTCTCGGAGGTGTCGAAGCGGCTCAAGTCGTTGGCACTCCATCTCAATGTCGCGGTGGCGACGGCTTCCCAGCTCAACGACGACAACCCGCCGAAGCTCCGCGAGTCCCGCGCCATCGGTCACCACTCGGACCATGTGTGGTTCGTGGGAGGCCAGCCCGAGGAGCAATTCCTGACCATCATCAAAAACCGCGACGGCGAGCGAGGCGGGGCCGTGCCGGTCCGAATGAACGGTGCCACGGCGACCTTTTCGGAAAGAATCTCTGACAGTCAACCTAATACAAAATGAAACTCTACATCGGCATCGACCCCGGCATTAACGGCGGTATCGCATTCATCCCAACCCTCGGCGGCGACCCATGGGCGCACAAAATGCCCGAGACCGACCGAGACCTCATCGACCTTCTCAGCGACTCCATTTCGCTGGCAGAACCTCGGGCGGTGCTGGAGTTGGTTCACAGCAGTCCGCAGATGGGCGTTAAATCGGCTTTTACATTCGGCGAGGGGTATGGACGCCTTCAAGCGATTCTGACCGCGCTGCGCGTCCCCTACGAGCGAATCCGCCCACAAGCATGGCAGAAGGCAATGGGGTGTCTCACCAAGGGCGACAAGAATGTGTCGAAACGCCGGGCGCAGGAGCTTTTCCCGACCCTCAAGGTCACGCACGCCACGGCGGACGCGCTGCTCATCGCCGAGTTTAACCGGAGGACGGCACGGCCATGAGCAAACGCAAAAAGCCACGATTCGGCAAACACGGCAAGATCGTCCAAGAGGTGGCAGGATTCCGGGAGTTCCGCGAGGCCTGGCTCGCCAACATGCTCGAGGAGATGTCCGCCGCCTGTGATCGCTTTTGGGCCAAGACGCCCGAACGACGGAAGATCGAGGCCTCACGCCAACGCTCGGGATTTAACTACGGGAATTCACATGAATAACACCTTTACCGCAAGAGACGGCGAACCCGCCTATATGCCAGACCTCGACATCGACGCACCCGAGGACATCCTCGCCGATGAACTCGGCACGACGCCCGCCGTGGCCCGCAAGGTCATGGCCATGCTTCAAGCCGCCGAGGTGCGACAGCAGGCGTTGACCCTTGGCAAAGTGGTCGGGCTTCTCCTCGAGACCAACAACCTGCCGGTCATGGCCAACGCGATCGCCTTCGCGGCCGGCCTCGACCAGCTCAACGGCAAGATGTCCCAGGCGCAGGTGGCGCGGGAGTTAAAGGTCACACGCGCACTTGTCTCTCATTATGTCGTCGGCGTGAGGGATTTCCTATCCGGTAAGAGCCAGACATTCGACTGCACCAAGTTCCGTAAGTCCAACCAGTCGCGCCAGACCTTCAGAGAGAAAGCGACGGATCCATTCACGGCGGCCAAGGCGGCTGCCATCGCCAGATACAAAGCCAGCAACCACATCACCACAAAATGAAACTAATCGACACCACCATGTTCACGCTCCATGCGCTGAACCTACCCGACACCCTCACCCCTGCCGAGTGGACGAACATCCACCGCGACATCCTCGTGTGCAAGCGGGCCGCCTCCAAGTGGCTCAGCCAGTCGAGGGACTACAGCACGGCACGGTGGGGCATGGAGTTCTGCGCCGACACCGAGGCACAGCTCGAGCTAGACCTCGGGCTCACATTGGCCGAGGCAAAGCCAACCCTCAACCCGGACGACAAGACCAAGGCCATCGTCACCATCGAGGGATTGAGCCAGAAGTTCACCGTATGGGAGAGAAAGATGAGCGACGACATCGGCAAATGGGACCGTGACCGGCTCGAGCGCGCCCTCGAACTCCTCACGCCTATGGAGACGACAGCCGCACGGATCCGCCAACTCCTCGCGTGACCTGCCCGACCTGTGGCACCGACACCCGAGTCATTGCCACCCGCGACGGATACAGGCGCAGGGTATGCAAGGACGGCCATCGATTCGTCACCCTTGAACAGGCGCACGAAACGAAATTCCCATGGCTATCCAAACCAAAGCGCAAACCATTGAAGAATAAAAAGAAACCAAAGCAAAACGACAAATGGATCGAGCGCATCGAGGCCAAGCTCGCCGACTCCGAATGAGGGGGCGGCATGGGAACCCTACCGAAATGGTTCAACCATCGCAGTTTGCCAGTCG